AATCTTTATTCAACCTACAAGAACTGCTGAGTTCATTGTGTTGGATTTTGTAATCTTACCTACAGGAGCCGCGTTCCCTGAGTAAGTTTGACTTATACATATAACGCATTGAGAAGCCCCACTTTTTAGTGGGGTTTTTCTTTATATAAAAAACTTCCAAAAAACTATGAATAATGATGTTTTAACAACATTCATTTTTTTCCATTTCTTTATATTTATTAATGTATAACAAAACCTAACTTTTGGAGAATAAAATGGCTGATATTTTAAATGCCGATGAAATCTTTTTCACTCCCTTTGAACCGAAAACAAAAAATCGGTTCGTGATGTACATAGAAGGTATTCCATCTTACTTTGTGAAAACAATGAATAGACCATCTATTACATTTGAGGAAATAGAATTAAATCACATCAACATCAAAAGATATTTAAAAGGAAAGGGAACATGGGAGCCTTTAGAATTAACACTATATGACCCAATCGTTCCAAGTGGTGCTCAAGCAGTAATGGAATGGGTGAGATTACACCATGAATCTGTTACAGGTCGTGATGGATATAGTGATTTTTATAAGAAAGAAATTACTTTCAACTTATTAGGACCAGTAGGTGATAAAGTTGAAGAGTGGATATTGAAAGGTGCTTTCATACAAAGTGCTAACTTCAATGATTTAGATATGGCAAACGGAACAGATGTGGCAGACATTAGTCTAACACTTCGTTACGATTATGCTATCCTTTCTTTCTAAGAGGAAAGTATGAGTTTTTTAAGAGAAATGTTGTCAAGCGATGCGAAAGTGTCATCCAAAAGGGCTGTCGGATTCGCATCGTTTTTCATGTTAATATGTTGTTGGGGTGCAGATACTTTTACAGCATTTGAGGTCAAAGACAAAATATTAGAATGTTTTATGTACATAACCGTTGTCGGTTTAGGGGTAACAGCTGCAGAAAAGTTTGGTAAAAAGTAGAAGTCCTTTCTATTTATTAATATAGTTATATTTTAAAGGTTTTAACTCACAGGAGAATAAAATGTCAGAACAAAAGTACGCATTTCCAACAGAGGTGTTGGCATTGCCGTCTAAGGGTTTATTATATCCCAAAGACCATCCATTGAGCTCAGGTACTATTGATGTAAAGTACATGACTGCTAAAGAAGAAGATATATTAACATCATCCAATCTAATAGAAAAAGGTTTAGTGATTGATAAGTTATTGGAATCAGTTATTGCTAATCCAAAAGTTAAATTAGATGATTTATTAATTGGTGATAAAAATGCTTTAATGTTAGGTACTAGAGTATTAGGTTATGGAAAAGAATATGTAGTAGAATTAGAAGATCCAGATACTACTTTAAAAGTTGAACATAAAATAGACTTAACTTCTTTAGGATCAAAGACGATAGACGATGATGTTTTTAAGAATGGAAATAATTTTTCTTTTAAATTACCTAATTCTAAAAAAACAATTGAGTTTAAACTTCTTACCCACAAAGATGAGATGGAAATAGATACTATTTTAAAAGGTTATAAGAAATTAGAGAAGGTTACTGGAGTTAGTAATGCCTTAACTACTAGATTGAAGAAGCAGATAATATCAGTAGATGGAAAAACTGATAGAAAAGAGATAGATAATTTTGTAGATAATCAATTCTTAGCTTTAGATACCAAAGCTTTTCGTAAATACTCAACGAGTATAACACCAGATATTATTTTTGAAACAGAATATGAAAGTCAAATAGGAGAGCTCCACACGGTAACTATACCGATAGGAGTTGGGTTTTTTTGGCCTGAGGATTGAGGATAAAAAATATATCCACGAAGAAGTTTTTTCTTTAGTTCATTTTGGGAAGGGATTTACTTTTCAAGATGCCTACACCATGCCAGTTCATTTGAGAAAATTTTATTTAAATGAAATTATTAGAGTGGCGAAAGAAAAAGAAAAACATATCAAAAAATCTAATGTAGGTCGTAAATAGTACATAAAATACATCAATGTGATATTTATTATTGAATGTTTCCATTCATAATTTAGGAAAACACATGAGCAAAAAATTAAGAGAACAACTCAAAAAGTTGAAGAAAGAAGGCCTATTGGATAAATTTTTCAACTCCTTAAAAAAGAAAGTCAGCGGTATGTCAGATAGAGAATTTGACAGGCAAGTGGCAAAATATGATAAAGGTGTACAGAAGTTCTTCAAAAAATTCAAAAACGATCCAAATTTTTTCAAAGTATAACAGAGAGTTAAATGGCCGATGAAAGATATATAGAGGAAATTCAGGCAGCTAAAGAACGCCGTACTGTGGAAAAAGAAATAGAACAAATAGCCAAAGAAATAAAAAAACATAAAGATGGTACGGCAAAGATGTCCAGAGAAGAATTGGTACAAACACAATTGTTACTAAAATCTAGAAAGGATGAGTTGAAACTTTTGGATAAAATCAAAGAAATTCATGATGATAATTTGTCCATACAAGATAAAGAGGCTGCCTTATCTTACGATATTGCTGGTGCCGAAAAAAAATTATTACAATTAAAAAAGGACAGAAATAAGTTAGTAAATGGTACTGTAAAACTTAACGAAAAAGATAAAGAAGTATTAGATGACAAAATTAAAGCTGCAGCTGCCATCTTATCTCAAAATAAAAAATTAGCCAGAGAAGTTCAAGGTGTTGAACAAGTACAAAATAAAATACTTGGAGCAATAGGTCTTAGTGCAGCTGGTATGAAGGGAATGGTCAGTGCAGCTAAAGCTATGACTGCCGCATTATTACTAAATCCATTACTATTGATTGCCGCCGCAATAACTGCTGCCATAGCTTTGATGGTGAAATTCATTGGTTATTCTCAAAGATTATCGAGTGAATTGGGAATTACCGCAGGTCAAGCTGAAAGAATGGCGGCAGCCATGAAAGTTGCAGAAATAGAAGGAAAGATACTCGGTTATGATGCAGTACAGACTGGAAAGGCATTGGCACAAGAATTTGGTACAATTAATGCGGTGAGTGTAGAAAATATAAGAACATTAGGTAAATTACAGGCCTCATTAGGTATAAGTACAGAAGTTTCAGCAAAGTTGGCAAAAAACATGATGGCATTTGGTTCTGCGAAAACGATGGATGGTGCAGTTGACCAGATGAAAAGATTTTCCGCCATTGCAATTCAAAATGGTGTAGTTGTCGGAGAAGTTATGAATGATATTGCTAGTAATACTGAAGTTTTCTCAGACTTCGCTAGAGATGGTGGTGATAATATAGCAAAGGCAGCTGTACAGGCAAAGAAACTTGGATTAAGTATTGCCTCAACTGCGAAAATGGCTAGTTCATTGTTGGATTTTGAGTCAAGTATTGAAAAGGAAATGGAAGCTTCCTTAATGATAGGAAAACAATTAAATTTTAATAAAGCCAGACAACTTGCATTAGAAGGAGATTTAGCAGGAGCGGCTAAAAGTGTTGTAGACCAAGTAGGTGGTAAAGAAGCTTTTCAGCAAATGAATGTATTACAAAGAAGGTCAGTTGCTCAGGCTGCAGGTTTAGATACTTCTGAATTAATGAAATTTATGTCAGGTAAAGGAGATATGGAAGTTGAAGATCCTACAACCAAAGCGATGAATCAAGTAAATGGAAGTATTGGAATGACTAATCAACTTCTAAAGGTAATCACACCTATTATTGACAGGTTATTAGCTGTTGTAGAAGCTGGTATGAAATGGTTATTTGCTAACATACCTAAAGGATTGGCTTGGTTAAAAGACAATTGGCCAATGTTATTAAAATCAATAGTAGGACTTCAGATAGCTATGATGGCCGTTAGGGGTAAATTTCCTGGTCAAGGTGGTAAAGGTATTTTTGATAACCTTTTCGGTGGAAAAGGAAAAGGTGCTGCTTCTGCTATGCGACAGGCACCCAAAGGTGGAGTTCAGGTTGGTAATAAATTTTATAAGGGTGGTCAAATATTACCAAAAGGTGCTAATCTTTCAGGTACTGCTTCTAAGGTAGCGAAAGGTGGATTAAGAGTTGGTGGTAAATTAGCAGGTGGTGCAGCTATTGGTGCGATAGGTGGTGGTTTTCAGGCATATCAAGGACTTAAAAGTGGTGATACAGAACAGGCAGGTAGTGGTATTGGTTCAATAGTTGGTGGAGCATTAGGTGCTCTTGGTGGTCCTGTTGGTATCGCTGTAGGTACAGTCGCTGGTGATTTAATCGGTGGTTATTTAGGTGGTTTATTTGATAAATCCGATAAAAAGAAAGAAGATGCCGCAAAAGTAGAAAAGGCTGTAAACGAAGCTGAAATGAAAAAGAATGAAGAATTTCAGAGACAACAAACTGCCAATCAAGAAGAAACAAAAGTTGGTCAAGAGCAGACAAATTCTTTACTTGAAGGATTAGGTGGAATTTTTTCTGATGGATTTAACCTATTAAATACAACCATGAGAGGTTTAACAAACGATGGTACAGGAGGATAGGAGTAAACAATGCCTTTAATAGATTTAATAACAGATATATCAAGTTTTGATTATAAAAAAGTCGGTGAAAAACAAGGTGAATACTTTGGTGAGAAAAATGCAACTGGATTTACACCTAATAGAAAAGCTGGTGATATTACAGAGTATAGTGATAAAAGTATATTCAATGATGGATTGGATGCTCAGATAAAAACTGGTGTTGATTATATTGATAATATAAATGCTACTGGTTATACCACGAGTAGAACTACGAAAGATATAGGTACAGATAGTGCTACATTTGCTGGTGAATATAAAATAGGTACAAGTGAATATGATGGTTTAAAATCAACAAATTTTGTACAAGGTGCACCCGCTGGAGTTAATTATTCTACAAAAAAAGGATTTGTAAAAGAGGTATCAGCTGAGGTTAATAGTAGTTCAGAGTATTCAGATTATCCCTTGAAAAAAATCGAGGTAGGTAGTTTAGAATTAAATAGTACTGATTTAATTGTATTAAAGAAAAGTAGATTAGATATACCACAAGAAACGAGAATAACCACTGCTCCAAATACTGTGAAAGAAATACATATTTCTGATAACCATCCATATCCATTACCAATTAGAAAAGATTTATTTGATAGATATGATGAAATAAAATCTGATATTTATACTAAGTTTGGTGGTAATGCTGGTTTGAGACCTAATCATCCTGATAATCCTGGTGATGCTAATGTATCAGGTGTTAATTTTATTTCTAGTCAACCTTTTATCATTAAAGATATAAATAAAGGTTATGGTGACTCTATTAGGTTCGATGAAGGTATTGCTAGGGGTGGTTTTTTACTGAACGGTGTTAGAGTAGGTGAAGATATAGAAAGACTAACAAAATTCGCTGCATCTAGTAAAGGTTTATTGTTTGCAACTAAACAAGTTGCATTACAAAGAGGTTTTCCTGAGTTAGGTGTACCAGGTAATGCAAGAAAAGAAACAAGAAATTTTAATCCAGCTGGTATATTTGGTTCAGTAGTACCCGGTGTTCATTTACCAAGACATTTCGGTCAATCGGATACACCGCCTTCATCACCATTAGAAGAAGTTGTTGAGACACTTAATCCTAATCCTGTTGAACCTGCTAGGTATAATGATAAAAATAATCCACCAGATAGTAAATATCATGTAAGTGATAAGAAAAATGGTACTTACGATGAAACAAACAATCCAGTATTTATGTCGGATATATCAAGTCCTTTTATGCGGTCAAGAGAAGATAATAAAAATGAAAGTTTTGACTTAAATCCAACAAGTAATATAAGACCAGCGGGTGAATTTGGTTTAGGTAGTGGATATATCAGAACACAAAACGGTAATTTATATGCTGTTGGTGCTAGTAACCAATTACAATTACCTTATGGTGGTCAATATGGAAAGATAAATGAAGATTTTAAGGGGGATCCATTACCAAAAGACTTCGTTAAATTTAAAATTAGAGATGCTGTGAATGGTAAATGGATAGTCTTTCCTGCACATTTGGGTACTGTTACAGACGCCGTAACACCAGAATGGAGTACAGAAAGATATATTGGTAGACCAGATTCCGTACATATATATGCTGGTGCTAATAGAAATGTTTCTTTTGATTTCAAAGTAGCAGCATTTACAAAACAAGAAATACCAGTAATACAAGAGAAGATGAATGCTTTAGTTGGGTTAGGTTACCCTACTTATAAAAAAACTTTTACACAAGATGATGAAGTTAGACCAGTTGCTCCATATATTTATTTAACCATTGGTGATTTATATAATAATACACCTGGATACTTCAATAATATTTCACTTACATTTGAGGAAAATTCAACATGGGAAATTGATGAAGGTTTACAAATACCACACTACTTTAGTGTAAGTGTTGAGTTTGTACATATTGGTAAATTTGTACCAACTACTATCAGTAAACATTTTGATTTTCCAAATTTACAACAACATGATATACAATATGGTGTATTTAAGGGTGATCCAAGAGAGAAAGGAAGAACTAGACCACAATTGGGTGATATTTCTCCTTTATATAAAGTTGGAAAATGGATGGGTGATGAAGTTAGTGGAAGAGTTCAAGAAAAACAAAACAAAGTTGTCGAAGCAATAAGAAGTAATGCGGAAAATGGTTTTAATGAATTAAAATCGACTGGTCAAAATAAAGTTACTGAACTTTTAGACCAAGGCGAGTCTGCATTATCTGATTTATTTAATTTTGGGTAAATAATATGAGTAGATATAAAAGTACATTAGTGATTAGTGATAAAGTTAGAAAACACAGAAAACTGAAAATAACCGAATATCCTAAAATAGAATTTAAAGATAGTGATATAATTCATGTGACGAGATTTGATGACAGTTATATGAGTCTGGCTAATGAATTTTATGGTGACCAATCACTATGGTGGATAATTGCTAGGGCTAATAGAACTTTTAAGGGAACTATAAAGTTTGAACCTGGTACTAATTTAATAATTCCAACTGAAATTGAGGAAATAATAGATAGATTAGATGTACTAAATAAGGAATTTGAAAGGCCAGATTAATGGAATATACCAATATACATCCTGAAATACAAAAAACTCTTTTAAAACGAGTAGATGCGATAAATAAAAAACAAAAAATTACCGATGCATTATTACCTCGTAGTGATTCTTTAGCTGATAAACACATAGAAGCAATTATAGCAAAATCTTGTTGGGTACGGGTTCATTCCTCGATAGTCGATGGAGACACTGGTAAACTATTTAGATTATCAAGTGCATTTACAGGCACTGGTAGAAGTGCTCAACCACTAAGTGCTGTCGAATCAAAAGGTATTGGTAGTAAAATTTCTAATAGACTTACTGGTAGATATAAAGGTACTACTTTAACATCCGAACCTAATATGTTTAATAATGATAAAAATTCTATGTTTAGACCACATGCTGGTATTACATCCATAAGTACACAATTTAAGAGTTTACTTATACAAAATGTAACTATAAATTGGACTTTTTATGATAAGGAACAATTTTCAAAATATGAAGATGCCTTAATGAGACATGGAAGATATGTCTTAGTTGAGTTTGGTTGGACAACACCGAAAATATTTGGAAGTCCAAGATTTGAAAATCTAAATGATATGATGAGTTCTTACCGTAAAATGAGAGATAAGGTTAGAGAATCTGGTGGGAATTATTATCAGACTTTGGGTAAGATTAAAAATTTTAATTATAAAATTGGTACATCTGGTGAATTTAAATGCACGACTGAACTTATGTCTATGGGTAATGATATGTTTGCTACCAAAATGGAATCAAATCCAGATAAGGCAAGTGGTAAGGTCAAATTTGGTGAAGAAAACGCTGGTAAGGCATATCAACAATCAAGTGTTCATTTTGCAAATTACATGAAAAATTTAGACGATATAATTAAAGATGAGGCTTCTAAAGGTGAGTATGGTGTTTACTACGATTCAGAAAAACCAGCGGAATCACCAGCTAGAGATACTCCAGCTTTCGATAGTGGTTGGTGTAGTTGGGGTTGGTTTGAAGATAAAGTTTTAAATACTTTTTTTGGATTGACTGATAAAAATGACCTTTTAAGTCCTGTGGCTAACGAAAGTTTTGAGGTTTTATTGTCATATATAAGAAGTGTATTTGGTGAAAAACAAAACTTTTGTAGAACGCATAGTAAAATTATAACATTAAATACTGATGTGATTTTACCAGGTAAAACTACGGGATTAAAAAAATTAGCGGAGGAAGCTGAAACAAGTTCTAATTATGAGGAACTTACTAAAATAAGTAATTTATATAAAAATATTAATGCGTCATTCAAGGATTGGGAAGGTTCAGGTGGTGGTATAATTAGAAACTTTGTATTCAGTTCGAGTTACCTAAATCAATTTTTTGGTGGTGGTATTACAACATTAGATTCAGCATTAAAAAGTTTTTGGTCAAGCGTCTCTGGTCTTTACGGTGGTTATTGGAGTTTTAAAATATATCAAGATAAAGATGATGCAGGACACATTGGTATTAGAGATGAGAATGTACTGGCTAAAGATTCTGTTACTAACAATACTACAAAAAATCCTGATAATGTTTCTAAAAAGAATGACTTGAAGAAAAACTTTAAATTTTCAGTTTATAGTGCAAATAGTTTATTAAAAGATTATGACTTTAATATAGATATGTCAAGTGACATGGCCACACAAGCAATGTTTCATAGTAATAAAAAATATGGTGAAGATGGTGATAATAGTAATAGTGAAGAAACTATTGCTGTGAGAGCTTTGGGTAGTTTGAGAAATACAAGTATGGTTGGAAATGCTAATCAAAATAAAAATAATAAACCAGAATCAGATGTAGTTTTAACAACACCAATATCAATTGATAAAATGGTAAAAATTAAAAATAATAATTCTAATCGAAAAATGAATCAGATGTCAAACCCTTTTAGTGGTGGAAGTGGTAATTCTACTACCATAGAACTTGTTGATGTACCAAATTCTACAAAATCTACCTTATCTAATGTCTTGAAAGATAGTAAGAAACAACAAGAAGAGGTTGATAATAAATTAAGAAGTGAAGAGGTTATTGAAAAATACGGAGATGGTTTTTATGATTTTAATACTGGTGAAGATGGTAGAGTTACAGATTTGATATATGATATTAAGGGTAATGTATTAGAGCCATTTGTTAGGACAGTAAAGGCAGTTCTTAATGGTACAATGATAGATATAAAAACTGGTGAGGCTACTGTAGAACCACTTCTACCAATGACTAAAGTTTCATTTAGTTTGAATGGTATAGCTGGTATTGAACCGTTAGATTTGTTTAGTGTTGATTATTTACCAGATATATATAGAGAAAAAACAGTATTTCAAGTAACTACAACTTCACATGACATATCACCACAAGGTTGGACAACAAAAATAGAGGGTTCAATGAGATTATCTGCACAACTATTAATAGAAGATGCTAATAGTAGATTGGCATCAGGTGACCAAATCAAGTTGAAAAAATTTGAAGAAGGTCAGTTAGAAGAATTAAATTCTGCAGTTAATAATCAATACCAAGAAACAAGTAAACCAAACACAAAACAAGATTTAAGTAGTTTAACTCCGTATTCATCAGGTTTAAAAACTTATAATTTAGGTGGTGATAATTAAATTACATTTTGAGAAATTAGTTATATATTTATAATAAATTAAGGTTATAGTTATGTTAAAATCCCAAGTATTAGACAAAGGTTTTATCGAGGTCGTAGATTCGCTCGGTGATGACCTAACAGTAGTAAATTCCGCTCGTGTATCATTTGGTAAAAGAAAAACCAAGTTTGATAAATCAGATGAAAGACTGGTCAGGTATCTTGCCAAGTATAAACACTATTCACCATTCAGACATTTACAAGTTCAATTTCATGTAAAAGCACCAGAGTTCGTTATGAGACAATGGTACAAGCATGTAGTTGGTATCGAAACTACTTCCAATAGTTCTACCAAAGACCATGCATGGAATGAGATATCAGGCAGGTATGTTCCAGTTGCTGACTTTTATAATCCAAGTGTTTGGAGAAAACAAAGTGATGATAACAAACAGGCAAGTGAAGGTGTGTTGGATGATTTACAACAAGCTAGAATGAATGATACATACAACGAATTCATGAGACAAGTTCGTATGACTTATGAAAGAATGATAGAAGCTGGTATGGCAAAAGAACAGGCAAGAATAGTATTACCATTAAATCAATACACCGAAGTATATTGGACAGCATCCTTTCAGGCCATCATGAACTTCATCGAATTAAGAGATGAGAAAACTTCACAAATCGAAATACAAGAATATGCTAAGGCTATGAAAGAACTGATGTTTGATGTGTTTCCAAAAACAACAGAGATATGGAGCAAACTTTATTGGGAAAAGTAATTGTAGTTGATACAATTGAAAAGTTTGAAACACTTAAAGAAGGTGTTAAAAAAACTCCTTTCTTATATCTACAATTATATTCAGATATAAATAAAC